CCAGGTGTAATCCCGTCTGCAGGATCATATATACTGCTGATAATCTTTTGGATAACACCCATGCGCTTGACCTTGGCAGGAGCACTTATCCAAATTGGTAGTTCAAAAGTATAGGTCATTACATCAATTGTGTCTTCGGCGCCCATTGGAACATTTCTGCTGGTCCAAGCTATGTCAACCAAGGTAATATAACTCAGACTGGTCCAGTCTACATAGCTGTCAGAACTTTGTATTTCTAAACTTGGGTTGAATAACACGCTGATTTGTTCAAATAATTGTAATTTTTGTTCGGTATTACTGGTCCAGATATCTAACTTTAAAGTTAGCATGTAAGGTACAGGCATTAGTCTTTCGACAGTGAGCATGTCTCCTTGTTGATCAGTGTAGTCTCCTGTAATAGGATTGTAGGCACGCTGGCGGATATTGACCTTACTGACATGATAAGGTTCTTGAACACGGTTTCGATCATACTTAATTGACCCAATGTTGACTGTCATAGCAGGTACACTAGGCATGGTATTTTCGCTGTTAAGGTTTAGAATACTGGCCACGTTTCTAGAACTATCGCCATAGTATACAGGCACACGCAGCAGTGAATTTATTCCGTTGCGGTTTTTACCTAACAGTACTTCAAAGTTACTGACTAATCTTATAAATTGTGTTAGAAAACGTCGTACCTGACCTGAATAAAAGAATGAACTCATTAATCTGCCTTGGGTTTAAGTATGTCGTTTAGGTTTTGTTTCTGCGTTTGTACTCGTCCATTAACATCAGTGAATGTAGCACTGTTGGTAATAAAACTATTACGCAGAGTCTTGTTTGTGGTATCGTTATTGGTGATGTTGGTACGAACAGCATCTTCGATTTTTACCCATCTTGAACCATTGTATCTAAATAATCTATTAGGCATATAGTCGGTGCGTAGACAGTAATCGCCTTCGGTGGGATTACTAGGAAATACTATACCACTGGTAGCAGGTAGCCCATTGGGAGGTAATCCTGAACCTGACAGATATCCTGACACTTTAAAATCTGGGTCATCTATATTATCGCGATCGTAGGTATAAACACTGTCGGTATCGTAACCACTCTTAGGTAGGTCAACTTCGGCCTGCTCTACAATAGCATCGCTAATTTCAGTATAACGCTCATAGGTACTGATCAAGTCACGTAGGCTATCTGTGTTAACAGACTCTGTACCATCGTAATTTTGTCTAACTGTGATCTTGCCCAAGATGTCTCTGTACTCTTGACTGTCCACCAATGGATTAATTTTACAGCGCCATAGGTGTGGCCACCAAGTTGGACTGTATCCTTCGGCACTACGAACGCAGTCTGACACTACAAAGAATCTTTTAAGTGCGGTGGGCAAGTCTGGGTTCAAAGTGTCGTAGTCGATTAGGTGCTCTAGTTCAACCACGTCGCCATTCATGATTCGTCTTCCTAGCACTTCAATCATGTCATTGATGTGAAAATTAATAAAAAGTGTTCCTGTTTGCAGAAAAAGTCCAAATTGTGTTAAATCAAACGCACTGTCGCTGACTTGATAAATGCCTCTGAGTTTATAAACACTAGTATCATAGACACGGTCGCGGTTTTCTAAAAACAGTAGATCCTGTATATTACGCTCGGATTGATTTATATAGCTAGGCTGTGTTACATCACCGGTGTTTCCTTGAAAAGCTGGTCCAAGATATTTGTGCAACAATACCCCTGTGCCAGAAATAGTAAACATTTCTGAGACTCTACGGTCAATAAATTTATAGTCGTTGCTGTGTTTTCCGTCTTTCCAAAGACTTAATCTAGGCACTGAAAGGTTCCTTATAAGTATGTATTATTTATGGGCTGCCCGGTTGACAAGCCAGGCAAAAACGGGTACAATACAGCATGTTTGAAGACACTTTGCAGTTACACGAAAGTATAAGACAGCGTATTACTGCTATTTCAAGCGGTGTAGCTCGTCGCGATTTGCTTAAAATGTGGCGTAGTTGCGACAATCTACGTGTAGAAATACGCAGAGAGCAAGTAGCCAATAGACTTAGAACCAAAGAGAGTGTAAAATTGCTTGAGTTGTATGCAAAGTTTGATGAAGCTGTTCAGCAGTTAGATCAGTACATTACCTTGGCCATGTTACAATTTTAGGAAAGCTATGACTAAGATTAAAGGTATCAAAGTACCCAAGCGTAAAGAGGTGGTTCGAACCAATAAACAAGCTGATGAGCAAGCCACAGGCCCGGAACCCAAGTGGGACACCGAACGTGCCTTGGGTTTTGATGACGCTACCTTTGATCATCACCTGCGTCGCAGTTTTTTCTACTACAATTATCACTACAATACCAAACAGACCAAAAAGTATCTAGTAGACTGGCTGCGTAGGCATGGTCGTTTTGATCAAAAAGTTGTAGCACAATTCGATCGTATATCAGATCGTTATGTGCCTATGACGCCTTGTAGCCTGATTATGGCACATAAAGCAGGTATGCCTTTGTTAGAAAAACATATCAAGTACCTGCATCAGGCAGTAACCGACAGTTTAGCCTTGGCTCGTAATTCTGGTGACTTGGGCGAGCCTGAAATTGCTACACCTACACAGGTTGTAGAACGCAAGGTCACCATACAGGACAGACTGCAAGAACGCACCTCTGAAATCATTGGCGAAATTGAAGGCATCTACGATCAAGTTACCAAAAAGCAAGATGTCAGCTTTAAGATGTACGATTTTTTAACTGCTCAAAATGTGCCGCAAAGCCAACTTACCAAGATCTCGCAAGTGTTCGCGGCTCGTGCCATAGAACTTGCTGCTGCTCAAAACAAAAAGGATCCGCAGTTAGCAGAAGGCTACAGTCATTATCGTCGTGCTGACTATCAACGCATAGGCAAGTTCATTGCAGACTTGCTAGCCGGTATAGAGGAATACCGCGGTGTAAAGCGAGCAGTCAAAAAGGCTCGTGTGCGTAAGGCACCCAGTAAGGAAAAGTTAGTAGCCAAGCTCAAATATGCACGAGATGACAAAGTCCTTAAGGTAGTTAGTATTAATCCTGTTGATATTGTGGGTGCCCAAGAACTATGGGTTTATAATATTAAAACTCGTAAGCTAGGACGCTATGTAGCTGAAGCCATGGGCCAACTTGGTATAAAAGGTACCAGTATAATAGGCTTTGATGAAGTTAAAAGTGTAGCTAAGACATTACGCAAGCCTGATGAGCAGTTACGTGATTTCGCTAAGGCCGGCAAAGTAGCACTAAGAACCTATATTAAAGATATTAAGGCCGTAGAAGTGCGCCTAAATGGACGTATTAACGAGGAAACTCTGTTACTACGAGTGGGGTAACATTATGAGTCCTGCGGTAAATACATTATCACAGGACTCATAAACATGCCCACGATTAAACCAGGATTGAATGCAAGAGGCAGCATCACGGCACAAAGCCTAGGTGGCCCTGGTCCTATTCAATTTGAAGAAAGTCAACTAGACTCTACTTACTCTGATAGGTACAATTACATTGTTGACTATATTAGACTGCGTCTAGGTGACGGTTTAGTAGATGTTGAACTAGATAAAGAACACTATGATCTAGCGATCCGTAGTGCATTAAACAAATATCGGCAACGGGCCAACAATAGTGTGGAAGAAAGCTATTGTTTCTTGGAATTGTTGCCCGAAACACAGGAATACATTTTGCCTAGAGAAATCATGCAGGTGCGTCAAGTGTTCAGACGTGGCATAGGATCAGTTACAGGCACCACAGCTAGTCAGTTTGAGCCATTCGCCAGTGGGTATTTGAATACCTATATGCTGGTAGCAGGTAGAGTTGGTGGATTAGCCAACTATGAAATGTTTGTTCATTATCAAGAACAGGCCATGAAAATGTTTGGTGGGCACATTAATTTTACCTGGAACCCTGCTACTCACAAATTAACCTTGGTACGTAAAATTCCCGAAACAGGCAAACGTTTTATTAGATTAAGTTCATTATCTAGTTCTGGTACTGCGGTAGGCAGTATCATTACTTTGGTAACACATGATGATTGGGCAGTCAGTGTTGGTGACAGTGTTACCATTAGAAACTGTTCTGTTGTGGGTTATAATGGGCTATATACCATAGCCACTGCTAATAGAGCTACTAATACTTTTACAATTGTGGCAGGTCAAACTCTAGCAGCTACATCTGTTACCCTGTTTGATCTAAGTCGCACCCAAGTTTTTAGTCCTATCACAGACGATCCAGCAGAAATAGTATTGCTACATACCTACAATTATAAACCAAACAGCATGTTGTTAAATGATCATATGATCAGTCCTTGGATCCAAGAGTATGCCTATGCCTTTGCCAAAGGTATATTGGGTGAGGCTCGTAGCAAATTTGCTCAGCTGGCCGGACCACAAGGTGGTACACAGTTAAACGGTACTGCATTAATCTCAGAGTCACGAGAAGAAATGCAAAAATTAGAGGAAGATTTGAAAACTTACGTAGACGGTAGTATGCCATTAACATGGGTAATAGGATAATGAGAGCTAACGAATTTATCACAGAACGTAAAGGACATCTTCGTAAGAGTCATGAACGAGCCATGCATCGTACTCATGCTTACAACGACGGATATGATGCCGGTAATAACTATAATTTTTATCGCGTGGGTATGGCGGCCGCCATGGCTGACGGCACAAATAAAAAATTAGACATCGACGATCGTACGTGGTATCACAATAATAATCTAGCAGTGCCTTATACTGAGCAAGAGCACAAAATGATGCACCAGGCTTTTGGTAATGTCAGTACAGATGTTGAAGAAATTGTTAGGGATCACTCTAGCAAGGAAAGCAAGATGACTAATAAAGTCAGTCCTGTTAGTGGAAAACGGCCAAATAAGTACGGCGTCTAACTTGACATCATTCTAAATTGCCTATAAACTTGATGCATGATCAAGATTATTGGTATATCAGGGTTTATTGGTTCCGGCAAAGACACTGTAGCAGACTACCTAGTCAACTATCATGGCTTTCGTAGAGAGAGCTTTGCTAATACTCTTAAAGATGCTGTGGCCTGTGTGTTTGGCTGGGACAGAATCATGCTGGAAGGGCGTACTGCTGCTAGTCGTGCTTGGCGTGAACAAGTAGACACCTGGTGGGCCGAACGTCTTAAAATACCCACTCTTACCCCACGTTGGATCTTACAGTATTGGGGCACCGATGTTTGTAGACACGGATTCCATGATGACATCTGGGTAGCCAGTTTAGAAAACCGACTACGCCAAAGCACAGACAATATTGTTATTTCTGATGTGCGTTTCCCCAATGAAGTTCGTGCCATATGTGGTGTAGGTGGTAAAATGATCTGTGTGGAACGTGGATCTCCACCGGAATGGTTGGCCTGTGCGCTACAAACTGTGCACACCGCAGACGACGATCAGTGGATCATCTCTGATCAACAACGTGACATGGCATCACGGTATCCTGATATTCATCCCAGTGAGTGGGCCTGGTTGGGTACTAAATTTGATCGTGTGATTGATAACAATGGTACAGTGGACCAGCTGTATAATCAAATTAAAAGTCTGGTTGAAGATCACCAGGACGCCAACGTGACTTAACTACTTCTGCCTGACAATTCAGGCAGATAGTTTTTAAATTGACCCAGTTATTATTATTGATATTGCCGTCAATATAATAAACATGTCCCTGCTCGGATAATTTAAACTTAAATCCACAGCGATCGCATTTGTGTGCTTTTTTGTAACCAGATTTTAACCAACCTGGTACGGTATATTTTTTCTTTTTGTGTAAA